AGAAAGCCGCCATATCGTCATCACCACCACCCATTTCTTCTGGGTCAAGGTCTTCATCAGGATACATAAGGCGTAACTCTGACAAAGTTTTCTTTACACGGTGGCAAACAAATCTAGCATCCTGAATATCTTTTGCTTCACGGCTAATAAGAAATTCATCAGGTGAAACATTCTCAATCTTTACACGACCTGTATACTCTGTACGTTTAATAACAACATCATGCTTTGCGCCATATTCATCGACATATGGAGTGTGTTCCATAACTTCAATGTCTGGCGACATGATTAGAAGATTGAACTCCTGCTCGTCTAGACCGTTATACTCTTCACGGTTCCAGTCTTCGTAGTCATCCCACCATACTTTAACTATGCCGTTCTTTTGGAGAAGAGCATCAGTGAACCATGAATATAGGATTTCCCAACCATTGTTATCTTTTGTAAAGATATGGTTGACGTAATCAGTGGCCTGTTCTGCCGACTCTACATCTTCTGGTCCATGAGGCTCAAATGTAACCATTTCATCACCGCTGGCAAACACACGCATAAGTGATGGTTTAATCCATTCGATAGTATCCATAACAGAAGAATCAACATACTGACTTCTTCCTTCTACTTCATTACCAAACGGAAGAGCATAGTAGTAATCCATAGCAGACTCTCTCTGCTTGGATATAGTATCACTATAACCTAGAGCGTCAGTGATTTCTCCCTGCACTCTGGCTAGTAGTTCTTCGTCTGTTGTTTTAGATGATGCCATATTGTTTATATTCTATTTCGTTTGTCCAAGTTGGATCACTGCTAGAAACAGCGAATCGTCGTGATAATACTGCGT